CCGCCTGTGAGCGGCACGGCGCGCTCGGATGCCTGCGGCATTATCGTGGCGGGCGTTGTGGCCGAGGGGCCTGTGCAAGACTGGCGCGCCTATATTCTGGAGGATGTGAGCGTGCAGGGGGCCAGCCCGATGGCTTGGGCGGAGGCGGCTGTGGCGGCGATGCAGCGCTGGAAAGCGGAGCGGATGGTGGCAGAGGTCAATCAGGGCGGAGATCTGGTTGAGCAGGTGATCCGGCAGGTCGACCCGCTGATTTCATTGAGAAAAGTCCATGCCTCGCGGGGCAAAGTGGCCCGCGCCGAGCCGATTGCGGCGCTCTATGAGCAGGGCCGTGTGCATCACTTCACAGGGCTGGCGGCGCTGGAGGAGGAAATGTGCCAACTGACGATGCACGGGTTTCACGGCAAGGGCAGCCCTGACCGCACTGATGCGCTTGTCTGGGCTTTGAACGAGCTTTTGATCCTGCCGGCGAAGTCTCACATGAGCCCGCAGGTGCGCACGCTCTAGTTAAGAGTTCTTAAAGGTTTGGCGGCATCTTCACGATCAAGCTTTGATCTGGCCAGCTACATGAGAGTCGGATCGTAAGGTGTTATAAGTATTTGAGTAATCAGGAGCGCGGTATGACGGTATTTGACTTCTTTCGCAAGGCCGAGGCAGCGGCCCCGCAGCAAAAGGCGAGCGCGGCGGGCGGTGTGATTGCTTGGCAGGGCGCGGGCCGTGTGGCCTGGAGCCCGCGCGACACGAAGAGCCTGACGCGCACGGGCTTTGCGGGCAACCCTGTGGGGTTTCGCTCTGTGAAGATGATTGCCGAGGCGGCGGCGGCTTTGCCGCTTGTGTTGCAAGACAGCGCGCGCCGCTATGAAACGCACCCTGCTTTGACGCTTTTGAAACACCCCAACCCCGCACAGGGGCGCGCGGAACTGTTGGAGGCGCTGTACGGCCAGCTTTTGCTCACGGGGGACGCCTATATCGAGGCGGCAGGGGCCGACAGCGGTCTGCCGCAGGAGCTGCACGTTTTGCGCTCGGACCGGATGAGCCTTGTGCCGGGCAGTGACGGCTGGCCTGTGGCCTATGATTATGCGGTCGGCGGCAAGACGCACCGTTTTCATATGGCGCAAGAGGCGCCTGTGATCTGCCATATCCGCAACTTCCACCCGCAGGATGACCATTACGGCTTTTCGCCGATGCAGGCGGCGGCGCAGGCGGTGGATGTTCACAATTCGGCCTCGCGCTGGACCAAGGCGCTTCTAGACAATGCCGCAAGGCCCTCTGGCGCAATTGTCTATCGCGGGGCAGACGGGCAGAGCGGGCTGAGTGCAGACCAGTATGACCGCCTCGTGAGCGAGATGGAGGCCAATTACCAAGGCGCGCGCAATGCGGGGCGGCCTATGTTGCTGGAGGGCGGGCTGGATTGGAAGCCGATGGGGTTTTCGCCCTCGGACATGGAGTTTCAGAAGACCAAGGACGCGGCGGCGCGCGAAATTGCGCTGGCCTTCGGGGTTCCGCCGATGTTGCTCGGGATACAGGGCGATGCGACCTATGCGAATTATCAGGAGGCGAACCGCGCGTTTTACCGGCTGACGGTTTTGCCGCTGGCGGCACGGGTGACGGCGAAGCTGGCTGACTGGATCGGGCAGCATTCGGGGGAGCGCTTTGAGCTGAAGCCTGATCTGGACCAAGTGCCAGCGCTTGCCGCCGAACGCGATGCGCAATGGGCGCGGGTGAGCGGGGCGGGTTTTTTGAGCGAGGCGGAAAAGCGGGTTTTGCTGGGGCTGCCTGCGCTTGGGGAGGCGGGGGATGAGTGATCTCAGCCCGCCCGAGGCGGGGCTTGAGGCTTTGCTGCCCTATGAGGGCTATCGCGCGATGCTGCGGCATATCGAGCGGCGGCTCACCTCGCTTGAGCTGAGTGTTGCCGCGATGGAGACAGAGCGCGCGGTGAGTGAAGAAAAGCGCAAGTTTATGGTGGCACGGTTCAACCAGATTGACGGGCGGCTCGACAAGATCGACGGGCATATCGCGCGGCTGGTCTGGCTGATTATCGCGGCGATCATTGGCGGGTTTATGTCCTTTGTGATGCAGGGCAGCCTTGTGGGCGGCTGACATGGTTTTGGAGTAGAGTGATGGGTTATCAGACGGATATTGAACGCAAATTTTGCCGCCTTGGCGAAGAGATCACAGTGACGGAGGGTTGCCGTATCGAAGGCTATGCGAGCCTGTTTGGGGCCTGTGATCAGGGCGGTGATATTGTCCAGAAGGGCGCTTACGGGGCGAGCCTTGCGGCGCTGGCCGCCGAGGGGCGGCGCGTCAAGATGCTCTGGCAGCACGACCCCGCCCAGCCGATTGGCATCTGGGACGAGGTCCGCGAGGACAGCCGCGGCCTCTATGTGAAGGGCCGCCTGCTGGAAGGCACCCAGAGGGGGCGCGAGGCGGCGGCGCTGATTGAGGCGGGGGCGATTGACGGGCTGTCGATTGGGTATCGCACCAGAAAGGCGGGCAAAACGGACAAGGGCCAGCGGCTTTTGACGGAACTGGAGCTTTGGGAAGTGTCGCTTGTGACCTTTCCGATGTTGCCCAGTGCGCGGGTGGGCGCGAAGGGCGAGAGCCTTCACGCACAGGCTCTGCGCAATATGGCGGCGGCCATTAAGGATGCGCGCCAGCGGCTGGCGCAAGACTGACGCAGCAAACAGGAACCAGAAAGGAAACTCTTGATGAGTGACACCCAAGTTAAGGCTCGGGGCAAGGAAGCTGTGCCTTCCGCGCCTGAGACGAAATCAGCGACTGACGAATTTATGAGCGAATTCAACGGCTTTCAAAGCGACATTGCGAAACGACTTAAACAACAGGAAGAGCGACTGACCATGCTTGATCGGAAAACACAGACCCACAACCGCCCCCATCTTGCCCGCGCAAGCGCGCTTGAGGCCCCGCATCAGAAGGCCTTTAACGCCTATCTGCGCACTGGCGATGACGACGGACTGCGCGGTCTTGAGCTTGAGGGCAAGGCGATGTCGTCGGCTGTGGCCGCGGACGGCGGCTATCTTGTGGACCCGCAAACCAGCGAGAGCATCCGCTCGGTGCTTGAGAGCACAGCCTCGATCCGTGCGATTGCCAATGTGGTGCGCGTCGAGGCGAGCTCGTTTGATGTGCTTGTGGATCACTCCGATGTGGGCGCGGGCTGGGCGACAGAAACCGACCCCACAAGCGAGACAGGCACGCCGCAGATCGACCGTATTACCATTCCGTTGCACGAGCTTTCAGCACTTCCCAAGGCGTCGCAGCGTCTTTTGGACGACTCTGCCTTTGACATTGACGCCTGGCTTGCGGGGCGGATTGCGGAGAAATTTGCCCGCTCCGAGGCATCCGCCTTTATCAATGGCAACGGCGTTGACAAGCCCAAGGGGATGTTGACGCACCCCACGGTGGACAATGCCACATGGGCTTGGGGCAGTCTGGGCTATGTGACCACGGGCGTTTCTGGCGGGTTTGACGGCGGCGAAGCTGTGATCGACCTCGTTTATGCTCTGGGCGCGCAGTATCGCGCCAATGCGAGCTTTGTCATGAACTCGAAAACAGCGGGCGCGCTGCGCAAGCTGAAGGACGCGGACGGGCGCTTTCTGTGGTCGGACGGGCTGGCGGCGGGGGAGCCTGCGCGCTTGCTTGGCTATCCTGTGCTGATTGCCGAGGATATGCCTGATGTGGCGGCTGACGCTCTGGCCGTTGCCTTTGGCGACTTTAACGCAGGCTATACTGTGGCCGAGCGCCCTGATCTGCGGGTATTGCGCGACCCGTTCAGCGCCAAGCCACACGTGCTGTTCTACGCAACCAAGCGTGTCGGCGGGGATGTGAGCGACTTTGCTGCGATCAAGCTGCTGAAATTCGGCACCTCGTAATCCGCTGAAAGAGGGGGGCGGCGGGCCTGCCTCCCTCTGGCGCGCGGCGCTGAAGATCTGTGTTGCCAAGCTGTCCCCTCCGCCAACGGCAACAGCAGCGTCGCGCGCTTTTCGGAGGCGTAAACTTTGGAGAGACTCCATGATGTTAATTGAAGAAACCGCAGTGCCGAGCGCGGCCTTGCCAGTGGAGGCCTTCAAAGCGCATTTGCGCCTTGGCACGGGCTTTTCTGAAGACACGTTGCAAGAGCCCGTGTTGGCGAGCTTTTTGCGCGCGGCGATGTCTGCGATTGAGGCGCGCACGGGCAAGATATTGATTGAGCGTGACTTTTCATGGACGCTGAACGGCTGGCGCGACGAGACGGGGCAGGCTCTGCCTGTGGCGCCTGTGAGCGCGCTTCTGGATGTGATTTTTGTCAGCCGTCTCGGTGTGGAACACCCTTTGGCGGCGCATTTTTACAAGCTTGAGCAGGATATGCAGCGGCCCAAGCTTGCGCCTGTGGCCGGGGTCTTGCCGCAGGTGCCGACAGGCGGCGCGGTGCGGATCGGCTTCCGCGCGGGCTATGGCGCGACATGGGACGAACTGCCCGCCGATCTGGGGCAGGCGGTGCTTTTGCTGGCGGCCTATTATTACGAATATCGCAACGAAAGCAGCGTTGGCGAGGGCTATATGCCCTTTGGGGTCAGCTCGCTGATCGAGCGGTATCGCACGGTGCGTCTGTTTGCGGGGGCGGGCAAATGAGAGCGCCTTTATTGAACCGACAGCTTGTCTTGGAAAACCCTGTGCGCCTGCCTGACGGGGCGGGGGGATTTCGCATCACCTGGCAGTCGCTTGGCACGCTTTGGGCCGAGGTGAGCGCGCGCACGGGCCGCGAAACCCAAGGCGAGGCCGTGCCTTTGGCGCGGGTGTCCTACAAGATCCGTCTGCGGGCTGCCCCCGAGGGCAGCGGGATGCGCCCCAAGCCCGAGCAGCGGTTTGTGGAAGGCGCACGTGTTTTTCGGATCGTCGCGGTTGTGGAGGATGACCTCACGGGGCGGTATTTGAGCTGTTTGGCAGAAGAGGAGGTAGTGGCATGAGCTATGGTGTTTCGTCGGCCCTACAGGCGGCCGTTTATCAGGCGTTGATTGCGGATGCGCCGCTTGCGGCCCTTGTGGGCAGTGCAATTTATGATGCGATTCCGTCGGGCAGCCTGCCGTCGATCTATGTGGCGCTTGGGCCTGAAAATGTACTCGACAGCTCTGACAAGAGCGGGGGCGGGGCGCTGCATCTCTTCAGCGTCTCGGTGGTGACGGATGGTGCGGGCTTTCAGGCGGCCAAGGATGTGGCGGGGCGGGTGAGCGATGTGCTTGTTGACGCGCCCCTCACGCTGGCGCGCGG